ATTTCTTTTCCGACTGCAAGATGTGACAATGCAAGATTAGATATTGAGGTTTTTGTTTGCATAGCATTACCGTTTTTGAGACTCCCAAAAACATTGTTTTAAACAGTTCCATAATTGTTTAATTCTGTCTATTAAACTTTTTTTTTAATAGATTCTGGTAGAGAAGCAGGTAGAGGTAAAGGAACGAGATTCCTATCCTGCTCATCGTCGTAAACATTGTCAGTAAATGTTTTAAAAGTTATATCTCCTGATGCCGCTAATGTGTCTAAAATAAACGGTATATAGGAAACAGGAGTAATTACCTTTATTCTGCTGCCAATTCCTTTTGGTTGGGGTCTTTTACCATAAAATACTGTCATAATTATCCTTTTCTGAGTTTACCTGTTTTTGAATCAAACTCAAAATCAACTGAAACGGATTTTGGATTACCTGGTTCTTCTGCTTTCTTCATCCATTTATTACTGAAATGCTTTTCATCTGTTAATTCAAATACTCCATCTTCTTTAATACGGACATGATTATAATATCCTGTCTGTGTTGCTATAACTTTCATATCTCCTCCTATAAAGCAGGTAAAGGTAAAGGTAAAGTTTTATTCTCTACCTCTACCTTTACCTTATTATTTAGTTAATGGTTTTAACCCCAGTAATGCCCTTAACTGATTCAACTGCCATACAAGAACGAACTCAGCATTTTCCTCGGTAAGCTCTTTAAATTTATCCGCAAGAGCTACCTCAGAAAACTTGGTAAGTGCAACTGTTAGTTCATCGGGGATAACATTATCCTCATAAATAACAGTTCCTTTCACCTCAAGAACCTTATACTTTTTATACAATTTTGTCCAATCATAAGCCATTTTTTATTCCCTCCTTATTGAATTGATACAGGTGATTCATAAGTAACCCATGCATGAACACTCTTCATTGGCACCAGATATGCACTCACTCCTAACGTTGGACTGTTCCCTGCAAGGTCATAATTCATACGCAGGTATCTTTCGCTGTCTGGATCGTGAGGTAATGGTAGAATATGAATTGACCCTGAAGTCAGCTTTGAACCTGGAATTACCCTTGAACAGATGAGCTGAGCAGAATTGAAATTTTCATTATCATCTGTCTGTAGCTCAAAAGTAAAAGTTCCGCTACCTGTTTGAACAGCCGCAGCAGTGGTTACAAAAACTGCAACTCCCAGGGGTTCACCAATACCGAGATTCCTATCCTGCTCATCGTCGTAAACATTAGTTGAGGCAACGGCACCAGCAACCAATGATTGTTCATCGCTAAATCGATGTAATGCATCTAATCCAAGCATATTAACCCTCCTTTCGTTAAATTAAACTACTCTTGCCTCAGTATCAAGCAACCCATCACAAACCCTGATTTGTATACCCCTGAACGAGTATACGATCTTTCCTTCAACATTGTCCCATGTAAGACCACCGCCATCACGAACATCAACCCTTCTTTTCAGGTCAAGGTATTGAGCACAGGTTCTATTCATATAAAACATGGGTTTTCCCAGATCAAGGTTTTCAACTCTATGTGTTGCCATTATCATGTACTTGATTAGGTCTGGGGTATTGCTGTCCTGGGCTACAAGTTTAGATACATCAATATTACAAATACGAACATGCTGCCTCCAATCCGGGACTGCAAGACCACAATGCCAATAAAAATGGTCTTGATAGGCTCTCATCCTGCTCCCACCTATTCCTGCGGTAGTATCAACGGTTACCTCTCCAAGATCTTCGTGTTTCAATCCATACTGAGACCCCTTGGGATAGAATCCGTAAGCACTGTAATCTCCCCAAACTATCAGCCAAATAGACAAGTTATCAGCAGAATCGGTCCCACCGACATCTATAATATTTCTGGAATTATTTGCGGATAGGTCGGCATATCTTGGGCTCCAACCAGTAAATTCAGCAGGGGCAACACCCTGATTCCCATAAAACAACGTTTCTGCTTTTTCTTTGTTCATTGATTGCAAAAATGGGACAGCCTTTGCCATCCTGAAAGCCGATGTATTGCCATTTATCTCTGCAACTATTTTATCGATTTCAGACCATGCATCAAGCAATCCACACGATTCTGTTATCTGTGCTTCCTTACTTTTAGATGATGGACTCCCCTGGTTTGCAATTCTCCAAAACACGCTTGGTAGACCAGTCCTGACAGTATATTGCTCACCTAAAGGCAGATTGCCTTCCTTGTAAGGAATATCCTGCAGTATTGGATTTATTCTGTCCTGTATTTCTATGATAGGCGGAATATTCCCATCAGGACCTATCACTTTCATATAATCTGCTATCGTAACGGCTGCGGCTCCAATTGTCGCCATATTAATACCTCCTTTTTAATTTTTAGGTGGATACATTCTCTCATGTAAAGGTTTTACTTCGTTTACAGCTCCTGTTGAACCCTTAACGAAACCATCATTGGCTTTTAATTTTGCTATGAGTTCATCCTTCTCTTTTATTAGTTTTGCATATTTCAAAAACACCCTGATTACTTCGGGATGATTGCCCATACCACTTTCATCGAGCACTCGTTTAAATTCTGGACTCATAAATCTTTTAGCTTCTTCAACTGCAATACCAATATTCTTTTCATAGTTAGCACCGCCAAATTCGGTATCGGTTTTGCCTTTTTCTATCCACCCCACTTTAACATCTTCAACCATTTTCCACTGTGAATCATTATACTCCTTTACTGTTTCATGCCTCCCATTTAATAATTCCTGAGCCTGTTCATTGGATAATTTTTTCTCCTTTGCATAAGCAGAAAATTTATCTATGTAATCAGGTTTCAGTAATGAGCCTTCGGGGAGTGTTAGCTCATATTTATCAGGCACAATCGGTGTCTGGACAACCGTTAAAGGTTTGTCCTTTATTTCTCCTTGTGTCTGCTCATTTTTATTCTCAGTAACAGTTTTATTTTCTGTCCCTGCCCCTGTAAGCGCAGATTCTGCTACTCCCAAAATCGTAGACGACTGTTCTGTCATTTATTGTCCTCCCGTTCTTTTAAGTTTTCCTCCATCATTTTTAAAAACCCTTTTTCATCGGCTGAACAAATCTCCGATACAATAAAATGTCCGACATCCTGTTGTCCTGAGTTATAATAAATATCTTCTGATAAAGCAAATATACTACCCATGAGCTTGCAATATGATAACAGCCTCCATAAAAAACGTCTACACTGAACCGATGAAAGCATGAATTTAATATCTGCGAGTTCATTTGCCCGCCTTAATTTAATTTGAGCATCTGCATTTCTTATTTGTTTTCGATCATCATCGTTTTGTATTAAACTGTTATCCATTACCTATACCTATACCTATACCTTTACCTGTTCCTATACCTGTCTTTTTCCTTGAGCTTGTCTGACTATATTTGACAACACATTCTCACCTTTTAAATCTGCTTTAGATAAATCTTTAGCGGCACGGGCTCCTGATTCTATGCCCTGCATCTGTTGTTCCTGTGCAAGCATTTTCTGTCTTTCGGCGATTGCCTCTTGTCTGCCTTTCCTTATTTCTTCTACAACATCATCGGGTCTGACAATGCCTACTGGGATACCAGACATCTCACCGTAAACATCAATTAATTCGTCTGTATCAATCTTGTCCAATAAATCTGGCTGTTGTGTTTGTGTGATTAACTCCTGTGAAAACCTTGCAAATCTTTCAATACTTATAATTCCGAGAAGTTTTTGAGCTTGTGCCATTATTGATATGTATTCAACCTTAATTGGCTGTCCCTGTATTTCCTCTGGAGGCTCAGGTATGAGACCATTTTTAACCATATTGTCAAAGGTAATTTCAATTAACTGGTCATAGACGTCTTTATTTAACTGTGTAAGAAAATCACCCAATGCAAATAATTTTTCTTCTTTTCTTTCATCTATTTCTCTTGCTGTTATTTCTTTGCGGTCAAGATTAGTTATTGCCAGAAATAAATCTTCAAAAAAGTATCTTGATATTCTGTATCTGTGTTCCTGCATGTATTGGTTAAGTTCATCCAGTCTAATATCAACTGTATGGGCAGCTCTGATACCTTTCTGTCCTTCTCTTTCATCTGACCATGTAATATCCCCTGGCAGTATAGATACTCTCTGATTTTTTAAACTGGTTGGAGCTATCATTGGTGGTATAATTTTTTTCTCAAGAGCCTGTGCATTTCTTTTCGCTAATAATTGCAATTCTCTGACATCCCCTAATGCCATCATACCCGGACAATCCGTTCCATACACATCCTCTCCTGTTTTTGACCAGCGTGGACATAGCACGGGGAAATAATCAAACCCTTTTTTTCTTAAATATGTTTTATCATTTATATTATTAATTTGATTTCTGCCTGCCCCATAAGACGACCTCTCATAATAAATGCTTTTAAACTTTTTGGTTGAGGGATCATCGCTGCTATAATCTTCATTAGGAATAACAAAATGGCAGACCTCAATCCATGTATCATAAGATTTCATGTCATACAAATTTTTTATCGTTTGAGAAAAGTTACCCCAAATGATTTCATTGTGAGCATCAACATTTGCAAACTTTAGTATTAATTGCCGTATAGTCATTCTGAATTCCCTGAAGAATACATTAACCTGTCCTTTTTCATCCTCAGCAATACAATAACTGCCAATCGGGAACGAATGAAATCTCAATAAATCTCTTTCGTCATTTTCAACACCCATTGCTGCCGTTCCAAATACAATCAAATCTCCATACATTAATGGCAGTGCATTATAAAGATTTGACTTAAGAAATATTACCTGCATTAATTTTGTAACAGTGCTAAGCCAGTATTTAACGGCATATAAAGATTCATATTCTGGATTATTAAGTCCTAAAATAAACCAGGGTTTAGCAGGATTGGAAATACCTGACATCATTCCCGCTTTAGCAATACGGATACTTAACCCTGCCGTAGCATCAATTATCTTTTTGTTTCTTCTATCGCCTTTGTTAGAATTATTAATAGTAAACAATGGTCGGGTCGGTAACATATATTCACCTAAATCCCGCCAATGCGGTATAAAAGACTGCCTTTCATTGATAAGGGCAGTTCTCAGGATTTCAAGCTCCTGTTTTTCAGTTATATTGAATTTAATCTTTTTATTAGCCACCTAATATACTTTTCCTTGCCGTCCTGCTTTCTCTTACAACTCCTAATGGTGACGTCAATATTGTTGGTGCAAATACTCTGGGTCTGACAGCGGGCTGTAGTTTTCTCTTTTTCATAAGCAATTGCTGTTGATTTCTTGTCTGTTCCTCAAGTAATTTTTTTTGTGCTGACTTTTCTCGTTCTTCCTGTTCAAATGCAAGTTTTTCCTGTCTCGTAATTTCTTCTTGTCTTAAAGTTTCCTCTCTTTGTATTGTTTCAGTTCTCAAAACTTCTTCTCTTGCTATCTGTGCAAGAGCTACATCTTCCTGTCTTTTTCTTTCCTCTGTTTCATGGAGTTCCCTTGCCTCCCTTTCTTCTCTTTCAAATCGTTCTCTTGATTCTCTTTGCTGACGTTGTTCATCTTCAATTCTTCGTGCTTCTTCTTCCTGCCTTGCCTGTGCATCACGGGCAGCGGACTCTTGCTCGCCTCGTGCAGTTTGGGCATAATTTGCAGATTGACTTGCCTGATAAGTTTGAAAACCTGTTAATGCTACGGCTGTTGCTATAAGATAAGGAACTGCTGCTTCCATATCAACCTCCTATAATCTGTCTATGGCATAAGGGTCGTAATCTGACAGATATTTACTGAGCAATAAATCTGGATTCATATTATGTCTATTCCCTGAAGATATAATAATGGATTCATTATAGACTTGTGGTGATACTGCAAAGGTTCTAAATGCATCGGCATAATGACTTGACCAGTCATGAACTGGTTCAGTTTTCATTACCCTGTTTTTTTCTACATATTCACGATGATAACTTCCTAATGCATTAAGACCGTCCTCACATATTGAACTGAAATAGCATCGGGGAAAGACATTTTTAACGGCTTCAATTCCTTCGTCTCTTGCTAATTTTGGTGCGATTTGAAAATCAATACCCAGACTCTTCCCTATTTCAATTCTGGTTTTACCTGTTCCCCATTCATTGACTCCAATATCGTGGGGAGCAGTATGAGAGCCATATACATATGGTTTATTTTTAAGCACTTTTACATAATGAGGCATACCCGTTTCATCATCGGAACTGGCTTTAATTGTTTTTGTGGATGCCTCATAACAATCAATAACGGCTATGGAATTGTTAGACGGATACTGGATAAACCATATTGCCGTCCCATCTCCACCTAAGTCCCAGTAAGTATGAACTGGTAATGTTGGGTCGTGTGGAATATTAATAATTCTTTTTTCCTGTCTTGCCCGTGCAAGCTGTCGGGCATAATATGCGCCAACTAATGAAGCCTCAAATGAACAATAATATTCCTGCTGTATTAAATCCTCATCCATGTCGGAATCCCTGTCAGCCTGTATATCTTCTTCTGTTATGACGGGGCTACCATCAGACCTAAAAGTATCTCTAACAGTAAGCAGCTCACAATCCCAGGCAGGGTTATTTTTTGCCATGTTATACATATACCAGCCATGATTTTTTCCCCTTGGCGTATAATTAAAAAAACTCCAGCCCTTATTTTCGGTTAGAATGGGCTTGATATATCCCCATGCCCTGGGGTCTTGTAATGCAAATTCGCTAAATACACATCCGAGCGGATTCGTTCCCATTATAGAATCATAGTCATCAGTGCCTATGATTTGAATAATTGAATTATTGGCAAGGGTGATTTTCATGTCTGTTTCATTTTTCTTTTTTAAGATTGGGAGTGGAATGTGGTCAAGGAATTTCATATTATTATTAGGGTCTGTTCCATCCCAAATAACTTTTCTTCCTTGTTTCGCTGTGGGGAAGAAATAAAAATAAGTCCCCATTGTCCGGTATGCCTCACGAATCATAAAGTTGAGGAAGACTTTGTCTTTACCTGCCCGTCTATGCCAGATATAACATCCTCTTTTAATGCTAAGCTCCGATGTATTGAATACCCGCTTCTGATATGGTCTTGGTGTAAATCTATGGGGTAGCGATATTAAATCATCATCAATTTTTTTTAAAGATTTTTTCTTTTGAAATGGCATAAGAAAACAGGTAAAGGTAAAAAGACAGGTAAAGGTAAAGTTTCTATACCTATACCTTTACCTATACCTCTACCTTTACCTGTTCCTATTTAATTTGTCAATAGCATTTTAATCTTGACATGATATTTAACATATGGTAAATCTGGTTTAAAGGAGCAGTAAAAGATGTTTGAATATTCACACCATAAAATTATTAAAAAAGAGGACATGTCCACAACTCCACCTAAATACGATGCCATATTTAAAAAATCAGAGAAAGAAAAAAATATATACACAGTTAGAACTAAATTACCAAAACTACAAGCACCTTTATTTAATAAAGGAAAAAAAGAAAGGAGGGCTAAATAATGAAAAGATTGCTCATATTTTTGCTACTGTTTTTATTTTCATGCTTAGGTGGAGGTAATAATCCCACTGCACCCAATCCAAATAAGCCCGTTTTAAATTCTCTTGTATTTGAACCTTCAACGGTTAGTATGGGCTCAATTCGATTCCTGAAAGTTGAATTTACTTTTACTGATATGAACGGTGATTTAGGTGGTGGTTTCATAAACTATAACTATGAAGGTAAAATCGTATCAGTGAATCTGCCTCTGGATTTCACAGGGCTTATAAATGGCAAAGGATATGCTGGACTTAATGTCATAATAAGTAATACAAAAGGTTCAATACCTGTATTAATTTGGCTCACCGATTTAGCTGGCAATAACTCTGATAAACTAACAGTTTTCATTACTCAGGTTTGACATTGATTTTTGGAGTAACAAAATCATTAATGACAGCTCTTGATATTGAATTAGCAGTTGTAAGATATTTCAATCCCAGACCCAATATTATTATTCCCAATATTAGCTGGGGTTTTGATATCCATGAATATGGTTTATTAATTTGCACAAAAGCAGGTTATTTATATGAAGTAGAAATAAAGACCAGTTATAACGACCTCGTTAAAGATAAATTGAAATGGCATAAACACAATTCAGATAAAATAAAAGAACTGTATTTTGCCTTACCCAAGTCTTTAACTAAACATTATAATCTTGTTCCCGAACGTGCAGGAATTTTAGAAATAGATATAGCAGAAAACTATTATCATAACCAGGATAAATATGTGTGTAAAAAGATCAAAAACGCGGTAATTAATAAAACCTCAAAACTTACATTAGAAGAAAAGTTTAAATTAACGCGATTGGGAACGATGAGAATTTTTAAATTAAAAGAACAAATACTAAACAGGTAAAGGTAAAGAAGCAGGTAGAGGTAAAGGTATAGGAAAAGGGAAAGAATAAAACTATACCTATACCTTTACCTGCTTCTTTACCTTTACCTGCTTTATATGACAGTTAGTTTAAGGGTCGTCTAAAGGCTAAGGCACCTGACTCTGATTCAGGTAATGTAGGTTCAATTCCTGCCCCTTAAACTTGCTCCCATCGTTAAAAACGCTAAGTGGTCGCCAAGCGGTCGCCCTCTAAAACGCCAAGCGGTCGCCAAGCGGTCGCCAAGCGGTCGCCAAGCGGTCGCCCTCTAAAACGCCAAGCGGTCGCCAAGCGATTTTAATTTTAAATCCTGCCTTTTTTTCTTGACAAATAATATTCATAGGTTATACTTATCCGCATGATAAAAATTATTTGGCTTACCTGTAAAAGATGCACCCCCCCCCATAAATGGAAACCACGAAAAAAAGTTAAACAAATAAGAATCTGTCCCAAATGTAAATCCCCTTATTGGGACAGAGAACGAAGGATAGAAAAGTAATATTTTATGGCAAAGAGCAGGATAATATTAACAAAATTTTGGGATGATGAATACATCCTTGAGATATTAAGCAATTCTGAAAAACTTACCTATTTATATCTTTTTACTAATCCAGAAACTACAATTTGTGGTATTTATGAAATTTCAATCAAAACCGCCGAACTTAGATTGGGTATCCCCTCAGAAAAAATAAGGCAACACCTCGGTAAATTTGAAGCCGATGGCAAGGTTATTTATCGAAAACCCTATATTTATATTAAGAATTTTATTAAAAATCAAAAACCCAACCCATCAATCTTAAAGGGAATTATTAACTCTTTTAATGAAATACCCCAAAAAGTGTTTCAAACCCTCAATATTCAAAAAGATGACTTTTTTGGAAATAATAATGATAACTCTTTATTTATCAATGGTAATTTTAGACAGTCTGTGCCAGACTCCCCCCAGTCTGTGCCAGACTCCCCCCAGTCTGCGGCAAAAGGAATTGGAATTGGAATTGGAATTGAAATTGAAAAAGAAATAAAAGATAAAACAGCTCAAAGCGAGTGTGAGGTTGTCCAACCGTTGTCCAACCGTTGTCCAACCGTTGTTGAACCATCTAATCAGTTATTGGACATTAAATCAAATACTTATATTAGCGTTTTTGAAAAAATATGGATACAATATCCAAATAAAGACGGAAAAAAGGACGCCCTTCGCCATTATAAAAACAGCGTTAAAACGGCGAAAGACGTTAGCGACCTCCAAATCGCCGTCGCCAATTACCTGAAATCGCCAAGCGTGTTAGAGGGGTATATTAAAAAAGGCTCGACCTGGTTTAATAACTGGAGGGACTGGATAGACTTTAAAGGTATTATCAAGAAAGAAACCAATAATAAATTTGGAGGTAAATAATATGCCTGACATACTTATTTTTAAATCAAAAATTAATGATCTCGAATCAAACTTCTCCAAAACAATTCCCGAAAAACAGAGGGAATACATTTATTCCCTCTGTAAGGGTATGACTGAAGAAACTTTCATATCCACAGTCAACAGAATCCTTGACATGGAAGTTTTCCCTAAAAATATTGCAATAGCTCTTAAAACTGAACAAACCCAAAATTATAATCAATGCATCTTCGTTGATGACCCATGTCCTCCAGCAACAGAACCTATGCCTTGTTTTGCTAACCGTTTCAGGACTTCTGAATATTGTAGCCAACATTTATTTAAAATTGATGGCGAATGGGAAGAAATCTTAAAATTAAGAACACTAATGAAATCTAATGGAAAAGAAAGGTAGAGGTAAAGGTAATGAAAAAAACAGGTAAAGGTAAAGAGACAGGTAAAGGTATAGGTAAAGGTTCAGATAGGGTTAGGACTACTCCCTAAAATCAACCCAAAATAACAGGACATAGGCTGTAGTTTGATTTTAGGGGTTAATGCTTACCCTACTATTCTATTTACTTTTTCAATTAAGACTTAATAACATAATAAATCAATGGGTTATTAATGTTATTTTAAAAGAGCAATATATTTTAAACTTATCAAAACCTTCCTAAACGCACAAAAACAGCCTTTAAATGGCAAAACAGGGGGTTTAAAGACAGGTAAAGGTATAGGTAAAGGTATAGGTAAAGGTATAGGTAGAGGTAAAGGTAGAGGTAAAGGTTATGATTAAAAAAGATGTATATAAATTAATCGCTAAAAAGACTGGAGTAAGCGTAGCCGGAGCAAAACATATTACGGATATAGTGTTTGATACGATACAGACCGATCTGGTGAATGGAGAAACTATACAGATATGGGGTTTTGGACAATTCTACACAATAAATAAAAAAGAAAGAATTGGCAGATGTCCTCTAACTAAAGCTGAACACGTTATAACCGCCAGACGCATTGTCCGATTCAGACCCGGTATAAACCTGAAAAAGAAACTAAATAAAGACAGGTAAAGGTAAAGGAAAAGGGAAAGGTATGGGTAAGCTACACCGTTTTTGAGACTACCCAAAACAAGTATTTGAAAACTAAATTTTGAAAAATAGGAAAAACCGATTTATGAGAAGGGAAGGGGGGGGGAGTAAAAAGAAAATCCCCCCTATCCCCCCTCAAGTCGAGAGGTTAAGCATGCTTTTTCCCGTTGGCTATTGAGTCCCCCTCCTCTACTATCCCCTCAAGTCTTAATGTAAATCTCGTATCTCATTGAATCATAAGCAGTTAGCATGGCTAAATCCCTATCAAGTTGACATAATCACCCTTATCAGAAGTAAATCCCTCTAACTCCTGTGCAATCAAAAGGTTATGGCTTCTCGGAAGTCTTAATATCAAGGGTGAGGATGGGTTTGTCGGGCTGGCTGGTGCTGGACTGGATAACCTTGGTCGGTGTTGGTGGACTCGGTGCAATGTCTAAGTAGCTGATTATCTGCACCTTGTAGTTAGAATGTGGGATTGGCATGATATTTGCTTGTATGGGATGGCTACGATTCAAATACAGTTCAAGTGCACGCATGAAATCTGACGTTTTAATACGCTTATCTTTTTTTGCTAAGTAGCACGAAATGATATAATCGTATGCAGCGATTACTCTGTCAGTTCTCTCATTCTCTACGAACTTTCTCACGAGCTCATCATCCCTTTCTTTTTTTGCCACATCATCAAATTTTTCAGTAATATCAGCATTCTCCAGCTCCGATATCAGTCTTTTTTTCCATCTCCGCTTCATTATCTTTTTCTTGAGCTGGGACAATGTAAGCTCTGATATCTCTTTTGATTTTCTCATACTTGTAAGTATATACAAAAACATGGACATAAGTCAACTGTATACAATTTGTATACAGTTGACTTTAGTTGATATTATTATGTTTACAGGTTAGTGTATACAATTTGTATACAGTTGACTTTGATTATAGCTATACCTTTACCTTTACCTCATACAAGCATACAAGCATACAAGCATACAATTTGTATAGCTATGCTTATAGTTATACCTTTACCTGTCTCTTTACCTGTCTCTTTACCTTTACCTTTACCTATACCTTTACCTCTACCTGTCTTTTATTTTATACTCCCCCAAACTATTGATTTTATTGAAAACTGACAATTTTTGTCAAAACTTGTATCATTTTTCATACTTTTGAGGTTTAAGCTGTTGAATTTAAAAGGGTTAAGGTGTGTATGATTTTTTAGACACAGCTGACAAAATTTGTCAAAAGGTTGGAGAGGGTTGATTTTATTGGGGTTTGTAGGCGCAGTGTATTAAAAAACATACACAAGACTGACAAAATTTGTCATCGTATACAAAAGCTGTGCCGTTCCCGGGAATGGGCTGGAAAGGGCTATGGATATTGAATCTACGATTATTTTTGGGTTGGAATTGGGATTTGGCACAGGGCTTGCAAATTAAAAAGGCAAGAAGGAAAAAGGCAATCAAGCCTTAACCGAGCATGGGCGGGTATCTCATGCGATAGGGAGGGGAAAAATGAGAAAAGAAATCTTTGTAACACCGAGGAACATTGAAAATTTTTTTGAAAAATATCCATGCTGCGAAAGTGCAGCAGAATACCATGAGCAGATAGAAAATGGTTCATGTATTGCCCTGGAAGAGAGTATACACAGGGGCTGGGACATCCTTCACTTATTCCTCACCCCAACCGACATAAAAAAATTCATTCACGAGATGGACTACGAGGAAGAGGAAGAGGATTGATTCTCTCCTCTGCCGCTCTGGCGACAGGGCGGCGGGGATAGGGCAATCATGCCTGACCGCTGCGGGGACGGATTCCCTGCGTAGAGGAGGGGAAATATGAAAAAATGTTATTGGTGCAAACGTGAAATAGGAAGAAAGGAGGAAGTAACGATTCCTCCAGCAAGTTCGGCGTTGTGGTGGGATATCCGATACCAGTGGTTCGGATACCATACCGCGTGTATCCCCGCAGCTTCGTTGTGGGCAAAAGCGAGAAGATATGCCATTTCGGGATAGGGCAATCATGCCTTGACCGCTGCGGGGACGGATTCTCTGCAATAGAGGAGGAGAAATATGAAAAAAATAAAAGAAGTTAAATTTAGAGACGGGCGGATAGGGGAATATTACGAGACGGGGGAGTATAGGGAAGGGCTCCCGTCTGCCCTTTTCTTTTGGAAGGGGGATAATACCCCCACGCGTCTCTGTCTAGACATTAGTTCGTATGCGTATACCCATGCAGGGCGAACGTATAAAGAAGCATGTGATGAATTCCCCCCTAATTTTTCGCAGGAAGGTGGGGATGCACAACCGTAAGGGATAGGCAGTTAAGCAGGGAAATAATCCCCTACGTGGCTTGCATACGAGAGCCATAAGGGGGAAGGAGGTAGCATTGAAAGTCCTCCCCCCTGCTATTGATTCCCTCCTCCGCC